TTTAATTGTTCCTGAGACTTGAGTTCTTTAGAAAACTTAGAGAGTGAAGTTTCAATTTCTGTATAGTCTGGGTAACTAGTCTGAATAGAAGAATCTACTAGTTGAGAAATCTGTTCAAAACGTTCAATAGCTTTCTGATTAGAGTTATAGTTTTTTAAATCTTTTTCATACTTATTATACTCTTTAGTTAAACTATCGTATGTTATATTCTTCTCTTTTAGCTCTTCTTGAAAAGATACTATGTCACTCTCTAAGCTATTTTTAATTAGTTTAGTTCTAGAGTTATCAATATGCTGACCACAAGCATAACAACTATCTGAAGTATCTAATCCTTTAATCTTTTTCTGACTATCAGATATTTTGCTAGATAAACTAGCTATTGTAGACTTAATTTGTTCATAGTCTTCTTTAAAACCTTGTGATAGATAAGGCTCTGCTAACTCTATATTAAAGGATAGCTTATCTCGCTCATCAATAAGCATATTATTCTTATCAATCTTTTTACACTGAGATTGATAGTCTTCTAGCTCATTCCTTAGTCTAGCAATATTTTGACGTAAAGACTCATCTACAGAAGGTACGTCTATAATATCTTTAGACTCTTTAATATCTGCTTCTTCTAGAAAAGAATTAACTGTCTTTATCTCTCCAGACTTTCCAGCTAAGTCTTTTTCAAGACTAGATAGTTTAACCTTTAGAGCATCGCCAATAGCAATATATTTCTCTAATCCAAATAGGTTGATTAGAAACTTCTTTCTATTAGTATCAGTAGCTTTAATAAAATCAAGTAAGTCTGTCGAGCTTTGATAGGTTAGCTGAGAGAATACCTCAAAGTCCATGCCAAGAATAGACGAAATCTTCTTATAAGTATCTGGAACCTTATGCTCAGATATATCAGTTCCATTCTCATAAAGAGATACTTTACTACTTGCACCAGTTCGTTTTACTACTACTTTATAAAGTTTAGAGTTCACGCTAAATTCAATAGCACCACTCCAATCTTTAGCTTTTGAATATCTATTAAGAATATCTGTCTTCTTAATGTTTTTAATATTCTTTGAAAAGAGTAGTTCTTGAATAATTAAAGCAATGGTCGATTTTCCACTACCATTAGGAGCCGTAAGTTGTGTAATCTTAGTTTTATCTATGTCTAAGCTATTAGCCTCTCCATAGCTAAACATATTACTAAAGCTTAAGTTTTTAAGTGTTATTTCCATGCTATTGCCTATCTATATTTAAGTCTTGAAAGTCGCGTATAACTTCATCTACGTTAGAGACTTTAATATAATTGAGATATGTTTTTAGTTCTTCTGATAATGAAAGATTCTTTAGCTCAAGCTTAGAGTTTTCGCTAGGCTTAATTGCAATCTTCTTATCAAGTAGTTCAGAATTTTTAATTCCGGCAAGCTGGTCTACCGAACCAGTAACCTCATATATCGTATGGTTATAACTATCAGGAACCATAGTTCCACCAGCTTTTAGAGTCTTACGAATAAGCTTTGGAAGTTTCAAGGATAAGAATCGAACGCTATAATCATCTATAGAGCGAAGGTCAATAGAATTGACTCCATACTCTCGCTCATCATCTCTATCAAAGCTTGTATTCATCGGAGAACCACTATACCAAGCAGGATAATCCATGTACTTATGAGCAAAGTGTATATCACCCAAAAGTATGAGTTTCCAGGGACGAAGCTTTTCAAAATCAAACTCTGCCGTAATATGCGGGGGAACTTCTCCACGAATATGAGCAACGAGAATTTCATCTCTCTCGGCAGCCCATAGATTGTTCTTTTGAAGTTCTGCATACGGGAAGAAGTAGAACTTCTGACCCATAAAATCTTCACGTTGATTTTCTGTAATAAGAACCAAGTTTGGATGCGCGAGAGCATAATCTTCATGGAAATACTCAAAGAAACTTTCCCCTTTTTTAGTAGCTTCGTGATTACCTGGAATAATATAAGTTGGAATACGAACGGAGTTCGCATAACTTAAGAATAAGCAGATTTCATCTGGTTCTGGTTTCCTATCAAAAATATCACCAGAGATAATGTGGATATCATGTGACTCTTCTAGTGTATGAAGTTTTTCAAAGAACATTCTAAATCGAGCCGCACTCCACTCAGAAGGAACTTTTTTCTTATGTAAGTTTATATGCCAGTCTGCGCTGTGTAGTATCTTCATATATATTCCTGCTTTTTAAATTTTTGCTTTTGACATATTTCAAAAGATGTGCTATTCTTGTGACAGATGTGTGATAACGAAAACACCGTAGGTGATGAGCTGTTCAAGCACGGTCCCCCACGGTGTTCAATATAGCTGCTTCGGAGAAGCATAACTGGCTGCACGGAGTGCATTAGCCTATCTCTTAACGAGTTGCACGGAGTGCATTAACGTTGCTTCGTCAGAAGTGTGTCTTGATTTACCTACCAGGTGAAATAAGCTTACTCAAATCACCTTCAAAGGTATAAGAACCTACATGATTAAGTTTTGTACTTGGGTCCATCCAAATTTCTCCACCTAATCTCTGCCAAAGACGACAGAATGTGTAGTCCTCTGAAAGATACCTATTATCGCCATTCTCATCAGTATCAATCATAGTATCAAAAAGAGCATAGCAATATTTCTGTAGTTTAGGGTCAATATTACTATCATTCTTATAGTGTAGATGAGGATAGGCTACCATCATCTTCTCAAATACTTCACGCTTAATACAGAAGAATCCAGTAGAGGCGTCCCAAACTTCTACAGCCCCCTTTTCCATTCTAATCTGCTTTTTAACAGGGTCAGTATACTTAAAGTTCATAGCATACTGAACTGGTAGAGCTTTCTTAGGATAGGCTGCTGCAATAATATCCTTATCCATTGCTAACATTCTTAAAATAGCATCTGGCTCAAATTCAATATCAGCATCAATAAAGAATAGATGGGTTGCTCCAGAATCTAAGAACATTGCAGATAGAATATTTCTAGCTCGTGTAACTAGACTCTCGTTTCTAAGAGTTGTAAGCCTAAATGTAATATTATGGCGTACCATTTCTTGAGAAGCTCTAAACATACTTAGGAAGAACTGGTCTGTTACTAAGCCACCATAACAAGGTGTAGCAAAGAATACACTACAAGTTTCTCTTAGCTTATTTATATCAATTTGAGCTTGCCCATTTTCTCCTATAATTAAGGCTGACTTCTCAGTATCCTCTACTAAAGAGGCAGAGACATCAAAATCTCCTAGTGACTTTTTAGCCATTAATCAAGGTCCTCCGGCTTCTCTGGCTTAAACTCATCAGAAGCTTCTCCTGAGAAATAAGAAGTATTCTTAAGCAACCACTCTTTCTGCTCTTCATATGTCTGTCTCTTATAAATCTTATCAAGCTCGAAAAGCTCTAGCTTCTGCTCACTCTCAGTAAGTGAAGAATTAGACCTTGCTGGAATTACAGAATACTTAACATTCTGTGGTAGTGGACCAGTCTTTTCTTTCTTGATTGTAATATCATATCCCGAACTATCATCGGCTGGATTACCATAATCGGGGTTTGTAGCATAATCTACAACCTGCTTATAAATAGTGGAGCGAAGGTCAAAAATCTTTACCTTACCATCAGCCCTATCAATAACATTACAGACATAAGCGAATTGTGGCTTTTCTGAATAAATATCTTCACTAATTTCCTTCATAGGGTCTTTAATAGAATCATTAAAAGACTCCTTCTGCCTATCAAAACGTAGACATTCAACAGGCATCTTCTTACCTTCGTTAGTTACTACCCAGTAAACATAGCGTGGCATAACTTCACCAATTAGTCGTAGGCGAGTATCCCCGATATTAATATTAATTCGCTCAATTTCTTTTCTAGCTGAACTAGAACCTGTATTACCCTTTGCTTTATCCCAAGATACCATTTGTGTGTTTCCTTTTCATGTTGAACTAAGTTCTGTGAGTGTAGGTATTTTCTAAGATAAAAATAATCTTATCTTTTTCAATACTAATAAATGGATTATTCTTAATTCCATCTATTTCTTTTAGTTTGAAAAAGTCTCTACTTATGTAGTTAACCTTTTCATCTATTCTTCTATGTGATAATAACCATAAATATTGAATTTTATAATTTACATGAGTTATCGCATAGAGAAA